TTTCCTACATGCTTTTGAAATTAAATTATATAAAAAGCATCCAATAATAGAACCTATTAAAGATCCTATAAATGAAGCCTTTACTATAACAAACATACAATCTTCCATTTAATTATCTCTTTTTCATTCTTGATTTTTTCATTCCCGTCGATTCATCTCGACGACTCTTGTATGATTGTTTCATACCTGACTCTTTTCCGCCTTTCATTCCTAATCTCTCGTCCATCTTGGACTTTTTACTATACTTATGTTTTGCCATTCTTACTCCTAAATAACTTCTAAAACTATTACCTAAAATTTCTCGTAATTCAGGAGAAAAATCAGATATTGTTGTTAATTCTTCTTTCATTTATATAAAATTATTTTTTAAACTCACCTACTGCATGTTCCAAAAATTCTTGCATAAATCTTCCACGCATTCTTTTTAAAATACTTATTCTTTGTTCATCATCTAAGTAATCTTCGGTATGAAGATACATATCTACAATCTCTTCAACTAAGGGATTAATCATTTCTTTATATTTTAATATCTTTTGATCTTTTTTTATCATTATATAGAATGATACCTCTTAAATATCATACTTTTCCCTGTAGTAGATACGATCTCCTCTTTTTGTAAGTCGGTATAGTAATTCTTCGCGGCGTCTACCAAAACTTCTAAACAGACCAAAGGACATTTTAGGCGGCTTTCCAGCTTTTTCTTGGGACTCTTTTTCTTTCCGTATCTTTTCATAAATATTTTCTAATTCTTTTATAAGTTGTTCGCATTTACTTTTTTTAATAGGTAAATTATCTAGTTTTTTCCATAAATTTTCTTTAATATGTCGTAAAATAAATATTAAATCTTCTTCACCTCTACCTAATCTTGGTACAGGAGTCAATAAAAGAAGAGGAGAATAAATTTCTATAACTGATGGAGATAAATTTGTGATAGTAGTTGTTATCACGAAGCCTCTGGAAGATCATCTTCTGAAATTTCATAGGATTGATTTTGGATTGATTCAATTGGAATAGTATTTTTATTATACTTTTCTACTCTATCAGACAAAGAGTTCTCGAATTTATCAATAAAGTCAGTAATATATTTAGTCATTAACGACCTCTGAAGATCTCTACTGAAGGATAAGTTCTAGCCCCTCTATAAGGCTCCATAGTATCACTAAAGTCCGTACGAAAGCCCTCTGGCTCTCCCACATATTCTTTTTCTTTAGATGTTCCTTTAGTAGGCACACCTTCACCATATTTCCATGTATCTTTATCGTACATATTTACCTCTAAAATTAAATTTTAACGGAGTTTCCATTCAGCTTTTACACATACTTGTGTATTTTTTTCTTTAGTTTCTAAATCTCCTAGAATACCATTAGGATCTTCATCATAACAGCATGCTCTTTCTTTTTGCCAACTATGACATACTGAAGTTGATACAGTTGAAGGGCAATAACAAGAAGGATCGCAACATCCAGTACATAATATTAATGGTAAAATATATTTCATATTTTTTTATCTCTTTCATTTTGAATTTGAATTTTTACTTTAGCTAGGATCCTATCTATAGAATCATCACTAGGATTACTAGATACACATCCAGTAATAAAAAGAGCGTATATAGCCTTTCCTACTTCTATAGGATCAATATTTTTTTCCATAGGTCCAACCATTAGAATCTTACATATTTCTAATAGTCTTTCTTTTGACATTTTTTTATTAGTCATTTATACATTCCATTTCTTCTTTAATTGCAAATCTCATAGCTTTTAAAAATAAATCTATATTTTTATCATTAATTTTTACATATGCTATGTATTCAACAAGTAATTCTATAAGAGCTTGAGAATAAATATCTTCTTCATGAGGATCACTTACAAAAAGACTGCAAATTCCTTCCTTAAATTTATCTATTTTATCTCTTTGAGATTCATTAAGTATCTTTTCTAAAATTTGTATTTTACGGGTCATTTTTGTAAGGTTTTCTTCCATATATAAGTTGCATTTTATCTGCTTCTTCTTCAGTCATTCGCCCTCCTCTACGCTTATTTTTCATAATAGATAACATTCGAAATGCGTCACAGCAATTATGTACGACTGCTCCATTCTCTAAACAAAAATGTTCTGTATCAGGAACAGAAAGACACCAGACATCAGATTTTTCTTTTAGATTTTTTATTCTGTCTATAATAAGCACTTTTACAGTTGGAACTACAATATTTTTGTTGACGTCCATTTTTTCTGATAAGACAATTAAATGTTTCTTTACACCATAAACATTCTCTAGGTTCTCTTTTCCATTTTGTCCAACTTTTAGACCTTTCCGCATGTCTTTTATGCCATAATCTTCCTTCTTCAGATGCATGCCATTCTTTAGCTTTTCTTTGTCCTTCTTCTGTAAATCCACTGTAATCGATTCGATGCAAATGGGTGCTTTTAGAATGTTCAATTGAGGACATACATTCAAGATTATCCAATCTATTATTTTTTTTATCTCTATCTTGGTGATGAATATGACATCCTTTAGGAATTTCACCAAAGGCATCTTTCCATACATCTCTATGGAGCTTTGCTCCTCCTCTAGTGAAATATTGTTCACTTGGCCAGATTCTATATAATCCTCCATCAAAATATTGGGTGATGGAATCAAGACTGACTGGATCTTGGAACCCTTTACTAGGGATTTTGCGGATTTCCATCCGTTTTCTGTTAGAAACATATGATCCAGCGTACATTTCACTCTCATACCGTCTTCGAATTTCACTTCCACAAGCTGGGCATTTTTTCTCGTTATTCTGGGACATTTATAGGATCTCCAACCTTTTAAAGTTAAAACTTTTCCTTCATTTGGAAGATCCATTATACGTTGCATTCCGTTATGTGTCCATATCTTTGTTTCTCCTACAAAACAATGGCTTGACCAATCATGAACAGGCCGATCACTGTATACATTTAATTTTTCATTGTAGAGCTTGTGATAATTTTCTACAGCTTTAATAAAGTAGGCACACTTCTCCGAATCAACCCACAGACGAGGAAAGATTCCGCGAGCTAATTCAATCCCTTCTGCAATTGGAATATTGGGAACAACATCAAAATTTATTCCCAACTGTCTAGCTATATCAAGACGTGTTTGTGCACCACTAGCCAATTCTCGTACTTTGATATCATGAGGAGCATAGTGATCATCATATATCCAATTATTCTCTTTAGCCTTATCATCTAGAATTTTTGCATAATGGTTCAGCCCTTCGCCTTGATTTCGATACATATCGATAATATGTATTTCTTTTCCCACCGATTGCGTGAATAATATTACATTTTCATCGCCTACTCCGAGGTCCCAACTGGTATCTACTTTAACAAGAGGATCGTAGGGAACATTTGTTACTCTTCCATCTAACTCTGCTTTATTCAGTAGCTTAGCATAGTAGGCACCCTCTACTCCCTGATCGAATGAACAAAAATATTCTTGTTGAATAAGAATATCAGACATTCCTTCAGCCCTTTCCTTTTCAATCTCTTTAGGCGTGATAACATCGGTATCATCTACAGTAAGTTTTTGGCAGAACCAATCAGGATTCTTTTTAGCCATTAAATACATGTCATAGAAGTAGTTACGTCCTCTAGGAGTTCCATTTAGGACCGCCCAGCCCTTGTTTTCTCTAAGAATAGGTCTAATATAGTTCCAGGAATAGGGATCTTGTAAGGAAAACTCACTAAAAACACAACCGACAGGATTTGTACCTACAGAAATGACTTGATCAGTACCAATAATCTGAATATTACTCCCATTGATGAGTTTAATTTTCATCTCCATAGAGTTGGGTTTCCCCTCTATTATCTGAGGAGGTATGTAATCAAGAAATCTTTTCCCATCTCTATCCATCCCATCCCAAAGTATACGTCGACCCAAACGAGTAGTAGGAAAAAAATAAATATACGTACCAACTCTATGCCAATATGCGAATTTAATCATTAAGTTAAAGCAGGTTATCTCTTTACCTGCCCTACGATGCCATACGAGGACCGCTCTCTTTATACCACTATCTATTGCTGCTAGGAAAGGTAATTGATAATCTCTAGGAGTGAAATCAGGAATTTTTATGACTTCTGTCACTCTTTCCATGTCTCGTATATAGCTTGATGATGTCTTGAATCATCTTCAATGAAGTATATAATCTGTTCATAGATCTCCTTTTGGCCAAATTCTGATAAAAAATTGGCCCATATCTGTGTTTCATCGATAGCAATAAATATTATTGAAAATGATTCTTCAGTAGTGATATATTCAATATAATTAATTCCATCTAGATTAAATAAAGAATGTAGTTTTTTTTCTTTACTAAATATACTTATCCATTTATTCATTACATTATATCCGTTTTAAGTTCTATTAAATATCCATAAGGATCTGTTATATAATCTTGAATAAGATCGAGAGCACCATCTCTTTTTTCTCTGGAACTAAAGGTAATGTGCCCCTGGCTCTTATCCATATCTCTAAAAACAATAGAATAAGACTTTGTATTTCCTCCATGCGACTCATCCATAAATATCTTAGTAAGATTATTCATATTTATAAGGCAGCTCCACTTGCTTCCATTATCTACTAATGATATCCATTTTCCACTATTCATAATTAAATCCTGTTTTCTTGTATAAATATATTTTTAAATAAGTGAATACATTCAAGCAATTGAATCTCAATACAATTTAGTTTTTTTAGATAATCTTTACATGCTGACTGCTCTAAGGGATAACTATTAGAATTCTCATAAGTAATTATATCTTTTTCCTGTAAATTATTATTTAACCAAGTTAAAATACTATATTTTTTATATAAATAAAAAAATGTCTTTATATTTTTAAATTTATATCCCTTAAGAATTCCTTTTTTTCTTAACCATTTTGCATGTCCATAGGTATAAAAAATTTTTAAATTTATTAACTCCTGAATTGTAAAATCTTCTTCTTTTTGTGAATTTATACAATCAATCTTTTTTTGAATATCTTCTTTTGTTTCTAATGATTTATTTATATCAAATGAACCGACAGTTCTATTTCTTTTTTTAAAATATAAATTTTTAATTTTATTTAGCCAATCTAATATAGATTTTTTATTATAAAAAACTCTCCCAGCCTTTTTAAAAAACTCTGGACCTGAATTACGTTCTCTTAAATGTGCAGCTATACATTTATTAGTTAAAATTCTAAGATCTACAAGTTCTTCTATAGAAAATACTAATTTTTTAGATTCTTCTATATTTTTAATTTTTTCTTTAACTTTTTCTTTTGTTATTTTTTTATACATATTTGGAATACGTTCTTTTTTTATCATTTTCTTTTCTCCTTCTTTGTAATATCTTTAATAATCTTGTTAAATCTATTTATCATTATTATTAGGTTCGCATAGAACTGCGCATCTGAAACAAATTCTGCTTTCTTGTTTCTTTTCTCTAGCTCATTCATTAAAGGATCAGCTATTTTTTGAAAGTTTTTTATATTGTCTAGGGTCATTGATCTAAAATCCTCGAAAAGCCTATTTAAAGCTGTTGTACGGTGTTTATATTTACATATAAGGGTATCATCCCTCTCCCAGTTCTTTTGAGCTCCCAGGGCCGCTAGAAGAGGCGTATCAGCGATTATATTCCATCGGTGCTCTAGAGTCTTTACAATATTGCTATTTTTTCTAGAATTTTCTGGATAAATATCCTGGTACTGAAGAACGAGCCACATGTTATCTATGCTGTAATGCCGATATGGAACAAACCGATGGTAATGTTTATTTAAGTAAGGACCTCCTTTAATTAATTCCATCTGTTTATTCCTTGTTTATTTCTTTATAATTGTAAGGGGCATCAGGGATTAATATCCAATGAGTGATAGACAATGGAAAGGAATGCATATCATTATATTTAACAAATTCTTTTGTATATGAATTGTAAATACATAATATAAAATGTTTCTGATAGTTTCTATTCCATATCAATACAGTACAACATTTATCCGGTACCTCATCTTCTACTGAAATCCATTCAATATTATCGTTCATAATTTCCTAAGTTAATTTGTTTAAGGTTTCTAGATTTTCTTTAGTTGATTTATTATATACTTCTAATTTTTCTTGTAAAAATTTTAGTACTCCGGCTTTTACATAAAGAATCTTTCCATCTAATCGAAAATATTCAGGTCCCTTATTATTTTTACGTGCATACCGAGCTAGACTTGGAGTGGAGTAGAGCCCAATATTAATAAGATCTTTAGTTGTAAGAATATCAGGATAGTTTTTTTCTATCTTTTTAAATAAATCATCAAACATAGCAAATCCTTTATATAATATTTATTTTAGTTTTTATTTATTCTCATAATATGATAATATAAAAGGGTAAAGAGAGAGTTTTAGACCAAATATATATCTATCGCCACCATGAACAAGTTTTATCAAGCTGGGCGGCTCCTCTCTATTCCCAAATCTTAAATAATAATTTTCTCTATATTTTTATCTCGTTAGGTTTGTATCGGGCGAGATAACACTATTAATTGTAAAGAGAGGGAGGGGATAGTGATATATCACATATCAAGTACCTATCGAAAAGGGTTCCGATCTGAGTTAAGTACCCCCTTACCCCAATCCTTAATAATTCCTTGTTGTTCTCTCCTATTCCTAGCTTGTCTTAAGTAAGTATTAACACAAGTCAGTCCATCTCTTACCGATACAGATATGAGTTACAAATCTTAACATTATCTTATTCATATACTCTCCTCTATCGTAGGGTTCTTCCAGGGCTCTATTGGATGGTCACTGTAGTTCACTATCTCGATAGGAATGGTTCCCTGATGCGCTACCTCGGCCTTATCAGTCTGGCCCAGCCTATTCTTGCCTAACCATATCAACATGCCTCTGTCGCGCTTATTCACAGCTTCATCGAACTGTGCCATCCTCAGTAGACTGTCTCCTTTGGCTCGCTTTTCCTGTAGGTACTCACTGAAATTGACTTTATTTGTATCCTCGCAGTGTCGATACAGGGTATTTGGGTGCATCCCTATATGTGCTGCTATTTCTGTCCCCGTACATCCTCCTACTAGCATACTATCCACCTTATCCCACTCTATCTTAGCGGGTTTACGTCCTGCTGTTGCCATAGATTCCCTCCTTATGGCTAATTAAATTAATCTTTGGTATTGGTTTAAATATGTGTCTATTGTATATTGTACCCATACATAAACCACAAAGGAGGCCAACCAATGAACGAACACGATATAGAATTTCAGAGAAAATGCGATAAGTTTTGGGAATACAATGCAGCCCATTGTCAGACCTCTCTTGTAGAGCATCTACTATCTCAAGAAGTAGAGGGTTTTGAATATGATGATATTGAGAATGGATTTTACTACGATGAAGACGAAGAAGATCACATATACGCCGAAATAATGGAATGGTGGTTAATTGACTCAATATTTGCTGATGAGCTAAGAAAGTACGAGGAACCCATCCTTGAGAACGATTACGGGATATGGTGGGGGCGTTGTACATCCGGTCAGGCTGTTTCTTTGGATTGGATAATTTGTAAGATTGTCGAGAATAGAGAAAAACAAAAGAAGAAGGAATTTTAGATGAAAGTACGCATAAAGAGAAAGGATTGGTGTTTCTTCCTTGATTCATGGTGGCATCAGTGGCAAGAGGCAGAACCTTGGAATTGTCTATGGAGCAAAGACGAGGGCCTTTTAGTGACTCATCCCAAGGACGGCGAAATATTAATTTTAAGAAATCAAGTAGACATAAAGGAGGAAAGTTAGATGAAAGCACGTTTGAAGAAACAATACAAAGAGTACTATTCAGATGCCGATACAGATAATTGGTATGATTGCTACTTTTTTTTCTTAGGAAAGACAATTCCAATGCTTGTCCAAGATATTTCAAAGGACCAAGCATGCTTTGGGGTAAAACATCATTTTGAAATAAGGTACAACTCTGAATGAAATATAAATTAAAATATTCATTTGAAGATAAATTAATGGAATTAATTCTTAGCGAAAAGCAAGAATTTGACCCTCTAGAAAAAATATCGATATCTCTTGTTACACATGGTTTGGGAGTAGCAAACGGAATATATAAAGATAAAAAAAAGGCAATTGATTTTATAAATGAATATATGGAATTTATTACTGCAAAGCAGAAAGGAGACTGACCAATGAAAAACAAAAAATTAGAAGACAAAGTAGTAAATGTACATTTAAGACCGGACCTATTCGAGTGTCTCTCTGACATGCGAGAAGATATGGGAATTGCCATGAACAGCTTAATAGTCTTAGCTATCACTGAATTCTTAGGTAAATCGCAAGAGCCTGCCTGGTGGAAGCCTTGGGCTGATAAAGTCATTGATGAACGTCCGGATAAGAATTAACTAATATTTTAGCGGGAAAGGGGATCTTTTGAATGTATTTAATCTTCGACTCTCGCTTTTCTTCTACTTTCTTTATGAATATATGCCCCATCGCACATCCTTTTAGAATTCCAATTGTTAACCAAAATATCAAAACTCCTACTCCCAATAATTTTACTAATATTTCTATCCACTTCATTTGACCACTACTGACCCGTTGAGTTCTTGGATGAGTTCCGCTCGTATAAATCTGATATCTTGGACATTTGTCCAAAATCCATTATTTTGATACTGATTTTTTGTCTCTTCCTGCATCCAAAACATTGTGCTTTTTCCTAGGTTTTCCAGAAATGAATTTACTTTGTGGGAGGGCACCTTAATATTTAAAGTCTGTCCATCTTTATACTTAAATTCTACTTCATGTGTTGAAATTGCATTTTTCATAAATCATGCTCTACTAATGCATCATTAACGAATTTTGAAGCATCTTGCCATTCACTTTCCTCGAAATTATCTATTTCAGTCTGATCTACCCATTCCATGAAATCATCAAAATTATTTACACGTCCTGATAAACGAAGATTTTGTAATAGTATTACAGCACTAAAGAATCCTATTCTAAAGAAGCTATTCGAAATATTCTGAAGATTAAATTCTTGATATTCCATGACTCATTTCCTTTTTTTTCTTACTTTTTTTGGTAGTTTTTTTCCTTTTGGAGTGTGTTTTTCCCACTTTGCGGCCATTTTTGGTTTGTTTGCATGCATCCATGCTCTTTGGGCTTGACTTTTCATCGGCATCTGCTTTTTCCTTTACTATTCTTTTTGCATTTTCTATGTACTCTTCATATCCCTCATCAAAGATATGGGGAGGATGGGATTTAGATAAATCCGTTATCTTCTCTTCTTTATTTATTATTTCTCTTGATTCTTTACGTAAATCTTCTAGAACATCCGTAGATTCTTCTTCTTGGGATTTTAGAAAATAATCATAGGAATCTTCAGCTGGTATACCTGTAAAGCCACGATGACAGGCTAGACATTGATTTGTATTATTACGTTGTACCATCGCTTTACATGTAGTACAGTGCATCCACTCTATATTCATAATTGCCATCCACTTACACACTTCCAATCTTTACTGATACGCCACAACCATTTTCCTTGGGTAGCGTGAGGCTTTTTCATTATTTTACACATAATCTCTTGAATCGTATCTGCATTCCTTAGAAATTCCTTATTACCTTGACGGGCATACGTACGCTCTACTTCCCCGTCTATCGTCATGATAAGAGCGTTTTCATCTTTATTAAGTTGATTAAAAAAGTATGGTCTCAAAATACTAAATTTATTTCTTACGGGTCTGATAAATCACCAGATAATGGAATCAAACCATTTCTATTTATAAAATATTATTATTACTGCAAAAAAAAGTAAGCTACTACAAAAAATTATAGCCGATTTTAATTCCACATCCATATTCTTATTCCCACCCCGGACATAAAATAGATATTTTCCTTGAATTCTCCTTGAACCAAGAACCATCTTTAATTATTAATTCCTCTTCAGGATAATATTTTCTAAATCTTTTGATCTTAATTTTGCTCTTGGCATCCATGTAACCCTTCACTTCTATCCAATAGTGAGTATCGTCTAATCTGAAGACTTGAAAGTCTGGAAGATAGCTCCGAGTTCCTCTTTTTATCTTCTCAAACCAAAAAGTTCGAGGTTCATGCCACCAATTCTTAATATGACCATTGATTTTTAGATATTCGAGGTAGCGAGCGTAGTTTGCTTCCCAACTAGATCTATAGAACTTTTCAATACTTCCAATTTGACGCATTCCAGCTTTAAAGTTTCTTTGGAGTTTCTTAGTGGATCCAAAATGGCAATTAAAGGCTGTTAGAGAGCTTACATTGAAAGATAGGTAGGGTACTAACCTTGTGGTACTGACTAAAGAATTAAATTCAGTAGGAAGGCTGCAAACAGTATTAGCATCGATTTGATAGTTGGTCATTAGTTTTGGTCTCCCGCAACATCTGATAAAGCCAGATGTCATACACTTTTTGTGTTATCGGTCTAATCTCCCAAACATTTTTATAATGTCCGGACAGATATGGTACGCCGTCTTTATATTTTAGTTTAATCCATTCGGGTTTTTTAGGTATATATTTTTTTTTAATTATTTTTTTTTCGTACCACTCTTCAAAGATAGGCACATCGAAGTATTCAAACTCATCTCTTTCTATCACGGAATACACGTGTTTTTTTCTGTTTAAATCTCTGGATAACATGATTTTCGGCCTTTTTTTCTAATATATCTACATCTATAGCAAATAATATGCTAAAAGCTGCTAGTTCTGAATATTCAGGCATATTACGGAAATATCCCGTCTCTAGATTTTTTAATCTACTGTGAGTGATTCCTAAGAACTCAGCAGTTCGATACTGTTTAATGCCTACAGCGTCTCTACATTGACGTATCAAGCTTGAGAAGGTAAGATATTCCATCTTGTCATGGACATCCTTGAGCAATCTCTCTAAAAAAACTAATCTCATATCTGTACCTTTACTCCCCACGTCTTCAATTTATTATTAATAATATTTATAAAATTAGCATCTGTGTATTTGAAAAAGTCTTCTTTACGGTTATTCATCCAAATCTCTACCCCACGGCTTTCAACTTTCATATTTTTACTTTCAGGCCAATTGTAAATACGATTTAATCTACTTGCTGATGCAGAATTTCCATGAATATCTACTGAAATTTCGGTCCCTTCTTTTTTATTTTTGATTTCATCTTCTCTAACTGCATTTATGACCCACCTCAAGATGGTTCGAGAGTCATTTTTTTTCCATTTAGCTCTAGGAGTATCCTCTTTCCAGTCATTAAGTTTTTGATAAAGGATTTTTGTTTTATCTTCTCCATATTCCTCTAAGAGCTTTTGATGCTCTTCATCTGTAGTGAAAATATATTCCATCCTTTCAATTTTCTTAGGATTTGAGATGGATTTATTCTTTGAAGAAGAAGTAAGAGGACGAGGAATAGGAGGTTCACCTCCTATATATTTAGTAGACTCTTCTGTAGTAGTATAAGGACTAGGGGTAACCCTCTTTCCCGTACGGGAATCGGAGCTTTTCCCGAGCGGGAAAACCTGCTTTTCTTTTTGTTGTTGAATAGTCTCTATTGTTCTCCCTATCGCAGCTCTAATTACTCTCTGCCTCCCATCAAAAGAAATATCAATGATGAGCCCTGCTTTTCGTAATTTTGAGATAGATTTAGCAACTCGATTAGGGCGAGCATCATCCATTTTAGTAGCAAGATGGTCGTTAGAAGCAAAACATCCTCCTTTTTCTTCGTAATAATACGCATCAATCCAAGCTAAAAGTAACCTATCAAAAGGAGTCAATCCTTTTATTTCTAAGATTTCCGAATGAATATATAGACCTCTATGCTGAGGTTGTGGTACTGTGTTCTCATATGACGGTATGGTCATAAAATTCTCCTTTGGCAGCTTGGTTAGATGGGCTGCCAATTTTCCTTTATTAAATTCTAATTAATTATGTGGTTCTCTCTCAGAGAGAGACCTTTCTATATTAAATACTTCAGGTGTTAAATAATATTTATTAGATAAAAATTTATTATTATCTTTTTTATATTCTACAATCAGCATTCTTTTCGATGCTAGACCATCTCTAGCAATTTTTATAGTAGACCTACTAAGTCCTGTATATTTTACCATTTCAGAAGAAGAAATACCGACTGCTTCTTCTGAGAAAGAAAAATTATAGGTCTTATAAGCTATGCACATTAAAATCTTAAACTCAGAAAATGGAATTCTATTCATCCAATAATCAAAAAAAATACTAGGAAGAGATACCATCTTGGGTTTATCATATTTCATAAAATTTTCCTATTTTACAGAAAAAAAGGTGTGGCTTAAAAGATAGGATATGATATGCTGGCCTCATCGTTATCAAATCGGTCATTGGTTTTATAATGTTAGTGGCGTTCTGCCACGGTTCATGCTCACTTGTGAGCTTTTGTATGGTCTCGCTCTTGGTTGGATGGTACCTGCCAAGAGCTTTTTTTTGTCATCTTCTAACCTTCGACCTTATAGCTATTAATTGAATTAGTATCCACTAAAACTATTCTTTTACAACATCTTTTAGAGCAATCATCTCAGAGAAAGCGATTTGCTCATTTGATTCCTTATGAATTTTCATTGCTAATCTAAGATTAGGGGTCATTTTTCTATGTCTAATAATTGACAATTGACTCGAAGATACATTAATCCTCTTTGCAAAATCTTTAACAAGTATCTTATTTCTCCATAGATAGTAATCTAAATCTATTTTTTCTGTCTCCATATCTCAGCTCCTTCGCCTACGTTAAAATGTCTAGGCTATCTTTTCGTAGGATTTCAGTAAATATATTTTTTTCTTTTTAATAATTATATTTGTTCTTGTCATAATTTGTCACCTTTGCTATATTGGAAGCAAATCTCAATCTTTTGAGATAAATATAAAAACAATATACAATAACCATACATACGAAAGGAACAGTACCATGGACTTTTTCAAATACTTTGATGACCAAGAAATATTTTACCTCAGAGAACATCTTAGAGGATTAGTAGAGGATGTTTATCAGACTGGGTCGATTCCTGACCTAGAGTTCCACTTGCAGGAGATCCTAAGCTACTTTGATATTAAGATACCTGAAACAGATCCAGTGCTCATACGGAAGCCTACAGTCACGAAAATTGAGACAATACTCAATGCATGGAAGAAATCCACCATTGAGTATGGAAAAGCATTAGTAACTAAATAATAAGGAAATAAAAATGATCCGAGAAAAACAAATAAGAAAAAGCAAAGAATTTTATCTTGAATTATACTCACTTATAGAAAAATATTCATATACATTTCCTCCCGAGGAAGCTGTCTATATGTTAATGGAGACAGTGGTTGATATGATTTTATCTACAGAAAACAAGTCCTCAGAAGAATCAACAGAAATAGCCGAACATTTATTAAAACATGTTATAACTAAATGGCTTAAAGATAATTCAATAGACAAAAAATTAAAAGGAAAAAAATCATGAAAACTATAACTATGCCACTAACAGAACATAGAGAACAATTAATTAAAGAATGGGAAGATGGAATAAATGACGCTTTTCAAATGATGAAATTTTGGATTTTAAAGACGCATGTTACCATAGAAGGATATTATACGGATAACGTCAAAAAAAATCATAAAGAATTATTCGAGGCTATTAATAAAAAATACAAATTAAAGGAGAAAAATGACCTATAAAGATAAACCAAAACATAACTCCGAAAAATACCACGAGTTTCGTGAAAATCTAGAGAAACTGTCTATTGAATATTTCGAATATCTTTCAAAATCAGATGTTATAGTCGGATTAATCTATGAAGCTGTAGATTGTGCTTTGTCAGACGATAGATCAGATAAATCTATTATTGCTTTAATGGAAATTTTATCTGACTCTATGTCAGACTGGATAGTTAATGACAATGGAATAAAATATGAAAAAGAAGAACTAAAGAACGACAAATAATCACAAATGCTCCTAGTAAGATAGGGGCCTTAAAACAAGGAAAATAAAATGAATGAATTTTTACCATACGGATTCGAAGAACTAAAACCAGTCAGTAGATATATCAAGCCTAGCAAGATGGAAGAAGGAGGATGTAAATTTAGATTTCTCCTACGTCCCATCGCGGGATGGTTGGACTGGAGAGATAAAAAACCTCTTCGATACTTTCCACAAAATAAGCCTGAGCAGGTATTCAATAACAAAGGACTCCAAAGATTTTGGATGACCTATGTTTGGGATTACAAACAAAAAGAACTTTTGATCTTGGATATTACTCAAGCTACTATCATAAAGCCTTTGATACTACATGCTAATGATCCTGAGTGGGGAGACTTTAAAAAATATGATATCACAATAGTAAGAACTCCTAGAGGAGAAACGAGTGAATATAATGTTAAATTCTCCCCTCCTAAGCCTATGGACTCTAATATTGAAGAAGCTTTTGCAAATACTCCAGTAAACTTAGAAGCTGTATACATAAATGAGGATCCATGGAGTTACTTTGAAAAGATAGATAAAGATGCATCTGGATTTTTTCAATCTACATCAGTAGAAGTAATTTCTGATGAAGAAGCGTTTCAACTTGATGATTTGATAGGAGAAAATAATGACTATCGCCAACGTCTTCTACAGACTATGAATCTCGAGTCTCTGAATAAAATATCTAAAGATGCATATCCTCAAGTATTTAAGAGAGCTACTGATAAGTTTGGAACACAACCATTACCATTTTAACAATTAAAGGAGATTTTACATTATGAAACATTTAGAACAAGGTACGCCAGAATGGCTTGCAATGAGAAAAAACTATGTGATGGCATCAGATGCTCCTGTCATCATGAATGGTCTTCACTTTAAGAAGACACCTTATAAACTTTGGAAGGAGAAGCTTAACTTAGCCTCAGAGCAAAAGGATAATAAGGCTATGAAATATGGTAGGGAATATGAACCTATTGCTAGAGAAGCATATGAAACCTATACCGGGAATAGTGTAAATCCTGCTGTGATTTTCCATCCGGATATCAAATATATGGGAGCTTCTTTAGATGGATTATCAGAAAAAGGTGACGTAGCCGTGGAAATTAAATGTCCTGGTCCCCACGACCACGAAACCGCTCAAACTGGTAGTGTTCCTGAGAAATATATGCCTCAATTACACCACCAGCTTGCCTGTTTAGGGTTGGAGACTCTACATTATTTCTCATATAGAGACAATCAAGGAATTTTAATTGAGATTGAGAGAGATGAAAAATATATT